TATTTCAATCCACGTTCCCTCGTGGGGAACGACATACAGTGATTGATACATACAAACGTTTCAAGGATTTCAATCCACGTTCCCTCGTGGGGAACGACCCAGGACCTCTGCGTTTTGTTCTGCAAACTGGTATTTCAATCCACGTTCCCTCGTGGGGAACGACGGCAAATTTTCACAAATATTCTTTGTTTTTTTATGCAATAAATATAATTTTTCTACTTTTTATTATCCCTTCTCTCTTTTCTTTAGTGTTATTCATGTTACTTTTCTGATTTTTGTAGTGCGAATCCTGCCGGCATTTTATGTGTACTTCTGATTCGCACCTACATAATTAAAGGTTGATCTACTGGAATTCCACGTTCTATACCTACATGTTCTATTTTAGTCTGATAATTATTTCCGAGGTAATAAAAACGTAAGCTATCTTTATTTTTGTCAATAATATCAGACAATATCCCCTTCAAAGCAACACTTTGAGCGCTATCCAAAATACACTCAAATACAGAATTTTGCACCCTTCTTCCATAATTTGTACATTGCTTCGCCACTTTACGCAAACGAGTTCTTCCTGCAGTTGTCTCTGTATTTACATCATAAGTAATCACTACCAACACTTTGTCACCTCATTTCCACAAAAACACTGGATAACTGTCCAAATCTCCTCTTAAATATCTTGCCAACAACATTGCCTGTACATAAGGAACCATTCCCCATTCCACCTTTTCTTTCAAGAACGGATGTGTGATGGTTTCCTTCTTTTTCTTCTGCCATTCTACCAACAGCTTTTTTCGCAGCTCATCATCCATCAGAACAGCTCCATTTTCTTTTTTGGTAAAATTCTTTCCATTTACAATCTTTTTGTTAACAAGCGATAATACAAAACGATCTGCCAATACAGCTCTTAATTCCTCTATCATATCCAAAGCCAGTGATACTCTACCTGGTCTTTCGGTATGAAGATATCCCACATAAGGATCCAGCCCCACACACTCCAGGGAAGAAGCAATCGTATTTGTCAACAACGTATATACAAAAGACAACATTGCATTCATATTATCTAACGGTGGTCTTTTATTTCTTCCTTGAAATGAAAAATCCTTTTTCTGTTGCAAAATCATTTCATCAAAAACTCCAAAATACACGCTGGCCGCTTCCCCTTCAAAACCTCTTAATTGTGCTTTTGATTCACATGTTTGAATTAATCCCAACGTATGTTTCAGCTTTTCTGATGCTATTTTTATTTTGTCCGCATCTACCTGCATACTATGATCTCTAACACAGCGTTCCAACACCCATCTTGCATTATACACCTTTCCAAGTATACAGTTTTTTGCAATTTCCAGGCTGATTGCTGAATCCAAACTGCTTGCATACTGCTGTTCTCGCAAAAGCACATTTCCTCTTGTCTTTCCGGTTATCCTCGCAAGAAATTTTCCCTGGGGCGTCATAAAACAAAGAGAGATATTTTTTTCTGCACAAGATCCCATCAATGCCGGACTGACGCCCCTGTATCCAAAGGAAACTATCCCTTCCAGATTATGTAATGGAAGTCTTCCTTTTTCTTTATCCTCTTCAAAAACAACTATATTTTCTCCATCTAAACCCAAATAGCTGTTTTCAGAAGTTACATACAACGTATTCAAAAGTTTTTTCATGTCTCTTCCTCCTTCAGCATCTGGTCTATATAATGTTTCACAGAAACTTGTTTGTTTAATTTGGGCAGACAAAGTTCCTTTAATGAACAGGAATTACACATTTTACCTGTTTTTACCTTCGGAGTATAACCTCTATTGTAATACTGATGCATCTCTTCAAATATATCTTTGACTGCATTTCTCAGATCCTCTGTAATTTCCACAACTTCTCTTCGTCTTGTTTCTCCATAAAAAAGAGCTGCTTCAGGTATTGTTGCAGAAAACATTTCTTCGAGACATAAAACCTGTGCCACAAGCTGCAATCTATCGGCATCTGTTGATTTTTCTTTTCCTTTTTTGTATTCTACCGGATAAACAGAATACATTCCCCGATGTCCATGAAGCCGTATTCCATCTTCACATTTATGAAATTCTACAAGATCACACTCTCCACTCACTCCCATAATTCTTGAAGAAACCGGCAAAGCTCTTACCAAAATAGTATCTTTTCTTTTTTCCGTCAAATATGGATCATGTACCTTCTGGTGCATCAGTTTTCCAACAGCTGTATGAACATTTTCTGCCCACTGCTGCTCAACATGGATCAATGCCCACTGTCTTCTGCAAAATTTAAAATGCTGTATACCTGATATCATCAAATAATCATCTTCTGTATACTCCATCAAATCATCCTTTTTACTTCAACAGATTCCGGTATTTTATCATTATGAATTTCAACTGTATAATCCTGATATCTTCTCGGATATTCTACATTTTCTTTTCGTGTTACTTCAACTGCATCAAACAATTTATATGCCGGACAATCTCCCAATTCTTTACTGTGCTTAAACACGATCAGTTCACGTACTGACATTTTTCCACGGGCTGCTGAATGGTCATTTTCAAACATATTTATGATCGCATCCCACAGAAGTTCCAGATCTTCTTCTGTAAATCCTGTTGTTTTTCGTGCAAGATTTGCAGATATAAAGCCCTCTGCGCGATACAATGCATATGGCACAATACTCTTTCTTCCCATTTCGGTACTTTTATTTTCGGCATCTTTTTCTGTTGTGATTGCCACACGGGTAATGGTAACTTCCTGACTGATCACTGGGTCGATACTTCTGGCAAATCCAAGCTGAACTGGGCCACGCACCTGTCCGCAGTTTAAAGAAGCTTTTACAAAAGTAGTCATTACTGCCCCAAAAGTTCTGATATCATAATAATTTTCACACATGTAATCCCGCAATTTTGAATCCACACCCGGATCACTTTTTTTCAGTTTTTTTAATGCTTCCGTTACTTTCTTATCATCTGTTTCTTTGATTCCAACATTTTCACATGCCGTTCGGTCACTTCGATTCAACGGAACATCTTCTTTAATATAAATTTTGTAACCCTGTGCATCCTCTTTTACTGTTTCCACATAATTTCTTATTTTTCTTTTCAGGCAGACATCCGTAACAAGCCCTAAGCCGCTTTCCGGATCTATTCTTGGCATATTTCCTGCATCCGGATCTCCATTTGGATTACCATTTTCCACATCAAATAAAACTACAAACTCATATCTGTTTTTAATAACTTCGCTCATCTATTTTCCCTCCCGTTTTCCCAAATACTTTCCTGTTTCTGGTGGTAATACCCCAAAATAAATTTTCCTTGTTCCTCCAATGGCAAACGTTTTGGATAAGCTTCTAGCTTACTCACCAATTCGCCCAAAAGATCTTCATATTTTCTTTTCAAATACCCTTTATCTCTTTCTATTTTTTTTATATGACTATTCTTTAATTTAAACAATACTGGAAATACTGATGCCGGTGTTGCACATGCTGAATTAAAATACCGATCTCGAATTGTTGATTTTATTCCAGGATTTGCCTCTGTCTGAATCGACTCCAACACAGAAAATAATCTTCCCAATACATATGCTACATCATTAGATTCTTCATTTAATCCCATACAGATCTCTCCTTCCGTATTTTTATAATTTTTTATCAGAAATGCCTTAACAATAGAAACTCTTCCCCATGTTACACATCCCTGCTCAGCCCGTATTCTTATTAATGTATCTGTATACAAACTTGCCGGATACCTGGAATTTTGTAAAATAGCTGAAAACGCCATAGCGGCCATATTGGAGATTGTTTTTTTATCCCGTGAATTCATATTCACTGTTTCTTTTAACATATCTTCAATTCCAAGATATTCCCGCTCTTCCCATTTAGGTTTTATCATCTGCATTCGTTCATAATGACATGCCAGATTTTTCGTAATATTTCCAAATGAACTCTGATAAAAAAATCTTACAGATAACCTGGCAGCATTTGGTGCCAGACATAAAATATAAAACTTCTGAGATGGATTTAATTCAATGTCATCAATTATGATCTGTTCATCTTTTCTGAGTTTTTCAAAAAATCCATGTACCTCACTTTGATTATCTTTTACCGGATTTAACAATGCTAAAAGCGCATCCTGATATTCCGTCTTTGCCTCCTCTGCCCAATATACAATAATAGAATCTCCCAGCGGAAACGTATATTTCTTTTGTGCCAGCAAATAATTCAACGCACTTGTGTAAGCAAACTCTGCATATTTTCCGACCGGTGCATTATAGCTCTGTTCTTTTCCATAAGATTCAAATGATGGTGCATTAAAAGAAACCAAAGCTGCACCACTGGACTGTGCTCCCGGCACCCCTTTTATATTCCTGTGAATTCTTGAAATTTCAGTTTTTTCTCCTGTTACCAGACAAATTCCACTTATATCTGTTTCCGACTGTTTACTTTCTACATTCCATATTTGCTCTATTTCCTTGTCATCCTGGGCATATTTTTTATCCATACAGAATATAAGATTTCCACCATCCGTGATCTCCTCCCAGTTTTCTAAAACAGCAGCATTTTCTTTTGCTTTTTCCGGATTCCATTTATAAAAAAAAGCACATATAGCCTGTGCCATTTCTCCGGAAGTATTTTTCAACAACTTCAGATGCTTCTCCTTTGCCGCTTCAAAGCATTCTGTAATTCTTTTTCCTGTACCACTCTTATCAATTCCAAGCATATATTTCGAATTATCACATAAAAAATTCGCCGCAACTCCGGATGATCGCGTGAGCATTGCCGGAACTTTCATTGTTTGTGAAATCCAAATCTGTTTCTTCCCTGCCTGTCTCTCCTCCTTCAGCCATAAGATATTCTTTATATCCCCGTCTGTAGACAAATTGATTCCATAAGAAACTTTTGCCTGACACCACCCCTGTTTGGGTAATTTTTCTTGTCTTTCCAAATCTTCATAATATTTCACCAATGCCTGCAGTATCATCGAACCACCTCGCAGTTTCGCACATCTATTACTCCCTGTTTCATGATTGCTCTAAAAAACATGGGGCTAAGATTCTCTTCATCCGAATAATCAATATCATATAGCATAAATCCAAAATCTTTTTCCTCTACATCGTCATATGCAGTATGAATTTCCTCTTCATTACACAACTCAAAATTTGCAGGAAATTCCCGACACCCAAAATAAGGCATACTGTAACATGCGCCTCTTTTCAATCTCCTCATAATAATATCCTTGAATTTCCCTGGATTATCCGTTTCATTTGCTTTCTCCGTCATTTCAAAATGAGCTTCAATAACATACTCTACATCACTTAACAACAAAGACGCTCTCTGTACAATTTCCTCTTTACTGCTTAAATATAGGGGTTTCATTCCTCCACCATTGAGTGCAAATCCAATGATTTTAGGAAGCCTTATGATTCATACCTTTACAGTCACCGTACACCCTCAGAAACGTGGAAAGAAAACCGTGTGATTACAGAAGTCTGTTGACCTCTCTCTGCACAGCAGTATAATCATATCCTGCGGCAGTCAACTTGTTCTTACGGTCTGTACCGTTACCCCACTTACCTGCGATAACTTCCTTCGCAATCTGAGTCACAGATTTCTTACTGGAAGTGCTGCCCTTTGCCAGTTCATTGACTTTCGCCTGAACCTGAGAGTAATTGTACCCGGCAGCTTCCAGTTTCTTCTTACGGTTATCACCGTTACCCCACTTACCTGCAAGCACCTCTTTTGCTACTTCGGTAATGGACTTTGTAGGTGTGGTAGTTTTACCGCCTGCAAGTCTGTTTACCGCAGCCTGCACCTCAGAGTAGTTATATCCTGCGGCAGTAAGAGCGTTCTTTCTGGCATCACCATTCCCCCATGCACCTGCAAGAACTTCCTTCGCCACTTCATCTACAGATTTCTTTGTAGACGGAGTTACGGTAGAAGTACCACTAGAGAACTTCGGAGTAATGAAGCCACGGATGTATTTGCCATTGACAGCAATGTTTCTGTAGCCTACAGAGTCATTCTTATTACCCTCAATGATCTTGATTGTAGAACCGCTGACAGACACTACAATACCTACATGATCGCTCCATCCGGTACAATCACCTACACCGTTGTCATCCCAGTCGTACAGGATCACGTCACCTGTGGACGGAATATAGGCATCATTCTCAACCCAGATTCCTGCTTTCTTCGCAAGGTTAATCATGTTCTCACAGGAACACTCCACGCAAGGGAAGATGTTGGAAAGTCCAGTTGCAATGAAAGCGGCAGATGTAGATGTAGCACACCAAGCATCGTTAACAGTCATCTTGTATCTGGTGCAGAGTCCAGAGTCGTTGAACACTTTCAGGATTGCTTTGTGTTCAGCACTTCCTTCTTTGATTCCTACATATTGTGCAAGCCAATTAACAGGCTTCTGTCTATCACTCATATTAGTTACCCCCTTATCATACTTCGTAAGATTGTACTGGTCAATAAGTTTCATGTTGTTTGTCACATAGGTAGAACTTGTGGCATACCCGTCAGCCTTGATGGTTTCCAGATATTTCTTCGGATTAGTGATCCCTTTAAGATTCTGATATCTGGCAAGCTGAATGAACTCAAAGTAACCCCTGATACCTTCCTCCATAGAATCATAGACACGGAAATTGTCTTTGATCGTAGTCAGCGTACCTACGGTGTACTCTTCCTGAGTAGTCATATTGACACTCTTGCCTGTCCACTTCGTACCGCATTTGAGTCCGAAGTAGTTATGATATCTGGCAGCAAGTTTGGAATTGCCCCAACCAGATTCAAGAATTGCCTGTGCAATGATCGGGCTATGTACTTTGATCCCATATTGTGCTGCATACTTCTGTACGAACTTCGCTACTTGTTCAATAAATTCCTGATTCGTCATAATGTATCACTCCTTTGTGAAGAGGGGAGAATGGCTCTCCCCTGTGCTTACTGATCTGTGTTATCCACAGAGTCAGATTTCTTTTTAAGTACCTCAATCGCAGATGTAATTGCCGGGGGAATGTTAATCCCCATAAGACCTGCATTTTCCACAATAGAAATAGTCTCATTCGCAATAAAAGCAATCACCACTGCATCTCTGATAAAATTCGTCCCGGTCACAAGATCAAGGCGTGTGGCTACCAGAACCATCAGAAGAGTAATGCACTTACGGCACAGCCCCTTCCATCCTGCTCTTGACTCCAAAGCACCGTTTTCCGTTTTACCGGAATTATGGAACACACCTGCCACAAGCAGACCTGTCACATAATCAATAGCCATGAAAATTACCAGTGTTACCAGTGCGGCATCCCAACCGCCAAACAGAGAAGCAATCACGCTTCCAACCACTCCGATAGCTGTACAAATTCCATCCTTCATCATCTCTTTAGTCCTCCTGTTCATCATAGTCCTCCCCGGTAATCTCTTTGAAATTCTCCGGGCTGATCCATCCCTTTACTACTGCGTCCCTGACTCTCTTCTCCTTCCAGAGTCCGTTGTCATAGAAATTCTTCACCATCTCAAACTTACTCTTCTTCGCCATGATCCTGTACCTCCTGTTCGTCCTCTTCCTGCTCCATCTCAATATCTGTCATCATAGCCAGATATTCAATGTCACTGTTTGCCTTTGCGATCTGTGCCTGCATAGCAGCGTTCTTCTGACGCTCCTTCACAAGCTGTTCTCTTGCACTGATAAATCCAAACATTTGCTTTCCCTCCATAAATTCTTATAATCTTGATCCATACAGATAATAAGGTTGTGGCAATTTCTCCTTGCCCTCCTACCCGGAGATTTCCTTTTCTTGCTACTCTCATTACCTACATGGGCTTTCCAACTTTCATAACACCTGTCAACCTCTTCCTTCGTCATGTACCCTTGCTTTGCCCGCTCTACCAACTTCCGCAGCTTTCGCCGTTCGTGTGATAGCTTCTCAGGCAGTAGTGTCATGACTACCTTTCCAGTCTTTGTCAACCGGAAGCGGAAACCCAGAAACTTGATACCCTGAGTCACCTTGAAAAGCTGTGTTTTCTTCGGACTCAGTTTCAAACCTCTTGAAGATATCCAAGCGTCAATCTTTATCAAACACTCCTGTAAATAAGCCTTATCCTCATGGATGATAATGAAATCATCGTTGTACCGGACGTAGTGCTTAATATGAAGTTGCTCTTTTATAAAATGGTCGAAGTCATCTAATACTGCTAACTGTATAAGCTGTGTCGTTTCTGAACCAAGACCCATGCCTACCTCTGGATCATCACCTTGATTGAAGCTGTCAATGATTCGCTTGATTTCTCCGTTCACCCATTCATCATTGACCCTCTTTGTTACCGCTGAGTAAGCCAGTTCATGAGAGGTGCTACCGAAGAAATTCTTCAAGTCTGCTTTGAGTACCCACCCTTCCGTACCTTGTTTCCGGTAATATTTCTGTAGGTGGCAGATCAGCCTTTTCCTTGCGAACTCTGTTCCTCTCCCGTCCTGACAAGCACAGTTATCATAGATAAAAGATTTTGTCATGGTATCGTAAAAGTAGTTATCACATAGACTTCTCTGAAATACTCTGTCCTTGATTCTTGTACTTACAATGTCTCTTTCTTTTGGCTCATACACTTTGAACTGTGTATAAGCATCTAACTTGTATGTACCATTCTCCACGCTCTCCTTTAGCTTATGAACATTAACCAAACCATTCTTTACATACCCGGCTACACTATCTTTCCACATGACGTTGTTCTTGCAATGCTGCATAGCCCGGTACAGATTATCAAAGTCACAGACTTCATCTCTCACTTCGGATTCCATCATGTATATTTCTCCCGTAAATCATTGGTTGCCGTTTATAGTGATACTGCCGTAAGGACGGCAATCACATCAGCACTCTGTTTTCGCCCTACTATATTCAGGTCAGGATGACGATTCCTTGTGTGAGTGCATTGATTTCAGCCTATGCCTACTTTATTACTAGCGTTTCTCACAATCCGGGGCAACCCCATTGCTGTTGTTCGCATTGTTGTTGTTCAGATTACCCGTATTGTTCACATTGCGAACGTTGTTACTGTTCCCGGCGTTCGGGGTAAACACATATCTTACAATCGTCAACCCTATATCATTTACTTGTATCTATTTTCATCAGACCTCTTCCAGTTCCGAAGAAGATTCTGGACATTGATTACAAGTCCTGTCCAGTAGTCCATCTTAGAACCTTCGATTCCGAAAGTACGGTAAGCAATATCCATCATGGTTAGCAAGGAATATGTCTGTGCCAAAGCCTGAACTTGATATCCTCTCCGTAATTCCCAGTCGGCTTTCCAATGTTCAGACTCAGGATTCACATACACTGAATTTGCCATATTGATAAATCGGCTGATTTCTACCGCAGCATCCACGATCTTTGCGGTGATGCACCAACGGTATCTCTTCGGGAAGCAACTCTCATTACTGCAAATATGAATGGTATGTGTAGCCAACTCATTTGACTTTGTGATTACTTCCAACTTTGAAGTACCTCTCTTTGACTTCGGTACTGACATTGTCCTCACTCCTTTCCCACCCCTAACGGGGTGGATTTCTGATCTTAGATTACGTTACAAGCCGGGGCAACCCCATAGCTGATGTTCGCATAGCTGTTGCCCAGACCACCCGTATCGTACACACTGCGAACGCCGTTACTGTTCCCGGCGTACGGGGTACGCTCCCACTGCCACTGCGGACTACCGTTTTTATACTTCACACGGTTACTATCAGCACCCGTGTTCGGGGAAGTATAATCAGAATAGTCAGAGTAGTAAGGGTACGGCTCACCTTCCTTGACACTACTCACTTCATCACCCATGAATAACTCACGTCTGGAAAGCAGGAAGAACTTGTCCTTTGTAGTATCAGAACCACCACCGTCAGTTACGTTATTACGACAAGTAACCTTTGTGGTCTTACCGATAACTGCAAGGAAATCTGCATCCATTCCATTCATGAATCCTGCCTTATTGGAAACCCAAGAAGGAGGTCTATCATAATTGGTAGCAGGTGTCCAAACAGAACCCGCAACTTTGTCACTGTTCAACCATCCACGAACCGCAGACTCTTTATAGTTATTAGAGCCGTAGCACATTCTCTGACCGCTGTTCAGCGTTGTCAGTTCCGTACCGCCTGTACCCTCTGTGGGCTTCACAGTTTCAATAACTGTGGTACTTGTAGGACTGGCGTAAGTTTTAATGTCGTATTTCAGCGGGTCTTGATCCCAAGCACCATTCCATACGATCTGTCCACCCTTCGGAACTGCTTTCGCAAGAGTAAACTGGTAAGTCTTACCGTTACCCATACCACCACTCCAACTCCATTGCTCTGCATACCAGAGTCTTGACAGCGTTCCGGTTGTAGCTGATCGGATATCTCACATACTGAATCTTACCGCCGTTGCAGAGATTCCAGAAACGTCCTTCCAAGTCTTGCTTCTGAATCGGTGTGATATCTTCTGTGACGTGACAGTGAAAGCTATTGCTTACATAGGGTCTGTCTGACACATTCTTAACTACTCCGTACTTCTTTCTGAACTGCTCCACCTGCAAACCACAAAGGCTTTCAGCAGGTGTACCGTAGATTGCATACAACCATCCGTCAGCTTCCTTGTACTCATTGACCTTATCGTTGATGTGCTGCATGACTTCCAGTGCAAATGCACCATCTTCCGCAATGGACTTGCCATTGTAAAGTTCTTGCAACTCATTGAGTGCTGTGATTCCGAAAGATGCCGTCATAGGTTTGAGAAGTGATTTAATCTTGTCCGAAGGTTTCAGATGCCCTCCGTAGAAACCACCTTCACAATAAGCAATCGGGTTGGTACTGGCTTTCATCTCTCCAAGGTATTCATAAGTACGCTTGTGAATATTGCGGATCATTTCAAGGTAGAAGTCCAAAACCTCATAGAAGTCCTTACCCTCTTCTCTTGCTTTCGCAAGAATCATAGGCAGATGCAGACTCACTGCACCAATATTGAAACGTCCTTCAAAGATAGGCTTATCATCTTCGTCTGCCGGGTGCATACCGCCACGCTCATACCACGGACTAAGGAAAGCACGGCAACCCATAGGGCTTACCACTCTGCCATATTTCTTGTACATCTCAGCCACATAACCGTCACCTGTAAGAGACAGCCAGTCAGGGTACATAGTCTTGCAGCTACAGTCAATCCCGGCTTCAAATACATCTTCGTTGATACAGCCTTCACCGTGAAGATTCTTGTCATACAGGAATACCAGTTTAGGGAAAAGGACTGGCTTCTTATTTCCCGGCTTACCCTCACCTGTCATGTGAACACGCAGGAAAGTCTTGCTTGCCATCTTACCGAAACAATCTGTAGCCAGACCGAAGGTCATAGTGATAAATGGATAGTCACCACGGGATGATCCCACAGTGTTCAGCTTCATTTCAATTCCTTGAAATCCCTGTTCAAAATCTCTTTCTACCTTCTGCATAGCCCATTCATGAACTTCCTGCGTGAAGGTCTGCTGATTGCGAATTTCCATGTATTCATCCACATACTTCTTATAAGATTTTTCAGCGTAAGGTGCTGCCAACTTGTCAACTTCCGGTACTGTAAATCCTCCGTACTGCTGACTTGCGGTTGCGAGGATGATATCACCCAGTACATCAAAGAACACATCAAGCGTTTTCGGTTCGTTGTACCAGATATTTCCCATCTCAAAGCCACCCTTCATAACCTCATTGACTCTGAACAAACAACAGTTCATAGTGTCCAGTCTTGCGGACTGATCGTGAATGTAAATGTAACCGTCCCGGCAAGCCTGCAACTCTTCCTGAGTCATGAAGAACTTACGGTACAGACGCTTATTCAGTTCGTTGAAAATCAAGCAACGCTTTGTAGCCACCAGTGCTGAGTCCGTGTTTGCGTTCTCTTTATCTCCCTGAAATCTAACAACCTGCGATTTCTGGAATACCCTGTCTAACACATGAACAAAGTCCTGCTTATAGTTTCTGTAGTTACGATAGGATGTAGCAATCCGTGGATCGTACTTATCAAGTACCTGTTCCACAATATTGTGCATCACGGCAACCGGGATATCAGTAAGTCCTTTTTCTTCGATCACTTCCAGTACCGAACCAACGATTTCATGAAATGCTGTATCATCCAGTGTAATCATGACTCTGGAAGCAGACTTGTTGACAGCGTTTACGATCTTTTCACCGTCAAACTCTTCCAGTGTTCCGTCTTTCTTAATTACTTTCATGTAAGACCACTTCTCCTTTCTGTAATGATTTTTGTACGTCAATCACTCTCTGATTGGTACTGCCCGCCCAGTGATAATTGACATCCTTCAACTCTTCTTCAAAGCGTCCATCCACCAGTACGTCTGCATACTTGACTGCTGCAAGCAGATATTTGTTTGCAAGAATCTGTTCCCATGTATACCCGGTGTAGACCCATATTGTTTTCTTCGGAAATCTCTTCTGTACTGCTTTCATGATGGAGAATACTGCTCCACGGTTCTGCGGGTGAAGCGGATCACCCCCGGAGAAAGTAATACCTGCCACATACGGTTTTTCCAGTGCTTTCATGATTTCATTAAAAGCTCTCTTATCAAACACCAAACCGTCATCAGGATTCCATGTAACCGGATTCTGACAGCCCTTGCAGTGATGTTCACATCCTGCAACCCAGAGGACTACCCGGAGTCCGTCACCGTTATTCATGTCATCCTGAGTAATGTTGTGATATCGCATTAGATATCTCCCGGCTTACGATGCAGAGAATTTTCTACTGTAAACCCTTCTGGGTAACGGGCTTTCAGCTTGTCAATATTCATCTGCATGACTGTATCAATATCCGTTCCCAGTGCATTACACGCTTCTGCGATCATCCAGAGACAGTCACCAAGTTCCTTTTCCATGTGTTCAAGGTTCACTTCATGTCCCTGATATTTCTTTTGCAAGATTCCTGCAACCTCTCCTGCTTCACTGTTCAGACCGAACACGGCATGAAACAGTCTATCTTTTTTCTGATCGTAAGGAATACTGCAAGTTCTAATTGCAAGTTCCTGATATTCTTTACCTGTCATGATTTAGTCCTCCTTATTCCTGTGTGATACAGGTGTTGGTGAGTTTGCCATAAACATCCTCATACATCTCCTGCTTATCTCCGTTAAAAGTATACTCAGCGTAAATACCATCACCACTGATTGTGGTAGATGCAAGGCATTTGTAATTCTGTAAAGTCTTGCAAGACCAGACTACAAACACATTGCTCATATCAATGTCAACTTCCGGTCTATTCTTGTGATACCATTCCACCAGTTTTCTCTTGCATACACTCTGAAAGTGATCCATACCTGTAATAATCATGATTTAGTCCTCCTGTTTCCACTCTTCTTTAGTCGGTGCTTCCTTATCTTCTCTGCCTGCACCAATAACTGATACACAGATCAGGAAAATCTGACCTGTAATAAAACCTCCGATAAATCCAAGTAATGCTCCCATAGTAATTTCTCCTTAATCCTTGTGAGTAACTTTGACACCGTATTCAGGAAGGAAGTTGATTTCATAATGGTACTTGTCAACATTTGCACCGGAAATATCTTCCACTACATACATCGTGTCATCGTTCAGATATACAAAATGTTTCTGATACTTGCCATCTCCAACCTCACAGATAACTTCCAGTTCGTTGTCTGAATTATTGCTGAGAGAAAATGTACCTTCCATTTCAAGCAAGATCGTATCGGTTCTGGCATTGATTACGGTCAGTTTACGGGTTACATTGAAGTTGTCAGCTTCCTTACCGATGTTATACGAAACCTGCTCAGATTCCGTACATCCTGTCATAAGCACTGCCACCATAAGTGTAGCAATCACTACAGCAACTACTTTCTTCATAGTGCTTCCTCCTTAAATACCTTTGATTCTGGCAGCCATCATATCTGCCGTGTGAGTCCACAAGACGTTAGGGAATTTCTCAATAGCCTTTCCGTACTTGTCCCAGTTTTCCTTGTCATCGAACGCTCCCATATGCCATCTGATACACGCTTTCTCTTCCTCAGTTACGCCAATCTCATTCGCTGCCAGAAGTACCAAAGACTTCTCACCGTGACCGGGAAGAGTGACATTCGGATTGTAGCTGTACGTTCCATCTCCGTTGTGAATGTAGTTGTCACACTTGCAAAGATCATGGAACATTCCTACAAAATAGGGACTCTTTCTGCTGTTCCAGTGAAGTTTCAGATGTTTGGTAAGATGCAACAGGCTCTTAGTCACTTCAAGGGAATGATCGAACAAACCACCTTCATAATTCCCGTGATACTTCGTGGAAGCAGGGGCGGTGAAGTAACCCATTCTTTTGAGAGTGGCTACGAAGTAATCTACATCTTCCTTACCGAATACCTGACCCATCAGGGACTTGAAAATCTTAATTCTTTCGTTCGTGTTCATCTTCAATCCTCCATTTTGAGAATATTTTAATATAACCATTGGAGAGTTTGAGATGATATCTCTCCCTCTCCGCAGGTCACTTATTTAACCAAGCAGACTGTTAAGGTCAAACGCCGCAGGTTTCTTATCTTCCTGCTTTGCAGGTTCAGTCTTTGCAGGCTTACTCTGCTGCTTCGGTGCTGCCGGGGCAACTTCCTCTTCGTCAAATCCGTCAGCGGCTTCCTTGTCACCCAGTCTCACGAATTTGAGCATCTTGCCCGGTGTCTTGTTGCTTTCGACTTCCTCATGCTCAACTTCACAACGGATGTAGTGTCCTACTAACTCCTGATCGTCAATGTCCTTCACAGTGAAGTCATCCAGTGCTGTCTTAGCAAAATAGCTGAACGCATTTAGACCGCCCTGATTCGGCTCACCGTCTTTATTCAGAAGAGAAAATCTCTCAATATGCTTCTGACCCTTTGCCGTCTGCATAACCACTTCCATCTTACCGAAGTCCTCTTTGTAGTTGACCTCAGTGATCTTGAAAACATGAGTTCCTTCCGGGATCAGTGTAAATCCCTCTGTAAGTCCAATCTTTGCCATTGTAATAGTCCTCCTTAAAATGTAATATTTATATTCAGAGATGTTATCTCATGAATGGCTTAATCTTTGTGTTTCTTCGGAGTGAAACGGTACTCAGGCTTTTCAGTCTCAGTCATGTACTTATCAAGCACACCGTCTTTCTCCATTGCTTCCGTATCGAAGTCCTGTTTCTTCTTCATGCTAACAGTCGTGATAAAATCATAACTGCCGCCTGTAATCGTAACAGTCTTGTCACCCGGCTTGAACTGACTCATACTTGCTTCCTTAATCAGTTCTTTCAGCTTTTTCAGACGCTTTTCATCGTTAGCTACGGTTGCATTAACCTCTTCGATATGAAGCATAAGTCCTTCGGCTTCCTTTACCATTGCGTCCAGATCGGAGTCAGGGGAGAGGTTGTTATCTCTTAGCACTTTCAGAATGTCAGCGTCAGCCTTTTCATCGTACTTCGGAGATACACCACCTTCCACATGAGTTTTCCACCACTTCTTAACCTGCGTGATCGTTTTCTTCATGTTCGGGTATCTCTCAGACACCTTGAACGGACGAACGAAAGTGTTCTCAGCTTTGCACTCATACGCTTCCGGGTCATCGTAGTCCTTCTCACCCAGAACCGAACACACCATGATTACGTCATCCACTCCAAGCAGGTAGGCATAAAGTGCAGCCTGTAAAGCATAATACTCAGGCACATCTTCCACCCAGTCCTCAGACCTCTTTGTGGTTTTCATTTCCAGTACCGTTTGTGGCTTACCTTCCTTGTCCACAAGCAGGTAGTCCCACATACCGCCGAAGATTGGCGTATCACGGAAGAAATCTCCCCACGTTTTCTTGAAATAATCTTCACCGTACACATCTGTAGGGGTAATCAGATTGCTCATGAAGTATGCAGTTTTCATGTACTCTGCCTGCTTCGGCTCAATCGTCTTACCTGCGATAGTGTAGATCGTGTCCTCAAACGGTTCTTCATAGGTTCTAGTGATTGCACACCACGCATTGAACGGGCTTGTCCATTTATTCAGACCCATGATAGCTGCAAATCGTGTACCTGTGATCTTCTTCGGTTTCGCAGGCGGTGTAATCGTGATGGTTTTATCATCATTCCATTTCATCTTTCTTACCTCCTATAAACAGAAATCTTGTATCTACTTCTACAGCCAAAGCCGTAGTTACCGGGTTCTTGTCCTCTTCAATCAGCGAAGTCAAATCAAATCCCAGACCTGTCAGATATTCCATTGCCAGTTTCGCATTTTTCATATTTTGAACATTTGCAATCACATTAGCGTAATTACTCTTGATGCCTGAAATCAAATCATTCTTTCGGGCAATGATTGATTTAACCAGAGGTGTTCGCTTATCCTCAAATTCTTTGAGTAAGCCGTCACGAATTTCATACTTTGAAATCAGATTATTCAATTTGTATGTAACTGATCCATAGTACCCTCCACTGATATCAGCATCAGGATAGGACGCTTTGACCTTTGCCTTGAAAGCATCTACTTTATCAGATGCCTGTTTCATAAGATTGGCAATTTCAGATGCAGTTTCTTCAAGTTCAATTTTTGTGTTTCTATCCGTATAATATGTGTTAAGAGTATCAGTAGCCTGACTACAAACCTCTCCAATAGCTTCTTCCCTTTTCGCTTCCAACCACTTAATGAGTTGTCTTTTCGTCATCCCTGTGACTCCTTCCTTACATATACTGCTTCCACAGCTTTGCAAAAGTGCTTCTGCCGTCCCCGCCTTTCTTATTCAGACGGGTATATCCGGCACGTTTCATATTCGCTCTTGCGATCATTCTCTTAAATTTCCTCATTACTTCTGCCCTCCATGTAACGGGGTTCGCTTTCCCCGATTGTTCTACAGTCAATCAGTTCCTTAATTTGTCCATCCAACTCTACGGCTTTATTCAGATACCAGATTGCTTTCTGAATATCTTCCAGACCGTTCTTCCGTCTGTGACGGTAGATATACTTCAAGGCATTGCACAAACAGAAATCCTTCGTTGCCTGTACGCCCTGAGTCTCTACCATCACGTCAATGCACTCAAACTTCCCTGTTTCGTAGTGGGATGGATGATTCACATTCACCTCTTCCGGTGTAAAGCCACACATGACTGTCTTTAGTATGAAATTATCGTAGTGCTTATTGTTGAACCCGCCTAAGAACGGGTCACGTTCCATAAATGCTATTACAGCATCGTTGTCGTTCCAGATGGAGATGTGTTCGCCTGTGACAACATCTTTGAAATCAAAGAGCCAGTCATAAGCGAATACCTCACAGTCGAATATGTATGTCCCCTCAACCATGAGATCACCTACCTTAGAGCCTTTTGCACTTGCAGGAGTTCTTGTCGTGCCTGCACACATCTACGATGGATAGACTCTCTTGAATGTTCTGGTGGAATACATCCCCATTCATCCGGTTCGGCACTCAGACTTTCCTATCTGCGTCTTACCTGACCCGGCAGGTGACTGTAATATTCCGTAATGATTGATAATCATTGCTCCTACAGCTTCCTCCTGATAGTCGTACAGCGGTACTTTCGCACCCTTATAATCTACCTTTACCTGTTTGGTAAAGAGTTTCTTCACGTCCCCTTCCAGAAGCGGGAGGATTGATCGTAAGCACCCAAACGGGATGATTACTGAGTCACCGTCAACCTCATACATTACAAGGGTTCTGGGTGTATCTCCTAACCAGAGATTCATTCTGGCTTTCTTCTGATATTCCGGGTTCGGTATTTCTAAATGCTTTTTACACCAGTCAACCATGTCCGGTGAAGGGTTCGTGATTCGTAATCGTGATCCGATTTCCGTAATCATTCAAATTCCTCCACCCACTGTCGAAAGGTCTTGTACTGAGGAAATTCCTTTTCAGTGATCGTCCCCTCACCGTAAAGCTGTCTCAGCATGAGTTCATCGAAGGACACCATGTAAATGCGTCCGTCTTTCAGCTTCATAGCGAAGTAACAATGCTCATTCCCTGTCTGCTCCCACAGTGTCATTGCACCTTCCTGATTACCTTCAATTCGGGATAATGGGAAGCGGTTGGTTTCACATTCCTTGCAGTCAATCAAGACCGGGATGCCATTCTTAACCGCAATCACATCTGCGGGCTGTCCTACCTGATTCTGTGCCATGTTGTGTGCCCAGAAACCATGTAAGGCGAGCAGTTCACAAAACTCTTCTTCAAAGTGGTTTCCATTTTTCTTGTTATTGTTGGTGGACATTACGCTTCCACCATTTGCACCTGACGGTGCAATTTAAGATTCTTCGGATTGAATACACAAGCCGGGGCAAGCCCACTGCTGTTGTACGCACTGCCGCCGTGCAGAATACCCGCCTCGTCCACACGGCGAACGTAGTAACTGTTCCCGGCGTCTGAGATATACCAAGGTGTGCAAGTCCACATCCATTCAGGGAGTAGCGGAACGTGCTTACGGTACTTTCTGTATTCATCACAACTCAGGATGAAAACTCTATCTGTGACTGTGCCGTAACGGTCATCTCCGTTATCAGCTACCATGTCAACCTCATGAGGAATAAGATTATCCTCACCCAACACAGGAAGCAGTTCATTGAGCAGCTTTCTACGCAGGCTTGACTTTGCGTAGTTGTTACAGCCGTCATCATCGAAGCTATACTCTTCGTTGTTCCAAGCAGATGCCATGATTGCCAGAACACCGCCATCCACGTTGTTGTCAAGGACGATCCATTCAAAACCCTTGAAGCCGAAACGCTCACCTGCACTTAATACACCAATGTTTTCTTCTTTCATGGTTAATTCCTCCATTCATAATCCTTGTGGTACTTTGTCTTGTACCATTCTTCAAACTCTTTCTTGTGTTCCGCTGACTGGAAGTAGTCTTTGACTCTCTCAATCAACTGGGAACACAAAGCACTTTCTTCCATCGTAGGAACTGCCATCATCACTCCTTAACAAGAACAGAACCTTCTTCGTACTTATCAAGAATGTCGTGAGACAATTCGATGATTGCATCTGCCTTACTGCCGCTTCGTGTCCCGGCAAGTACGGAACTCATTTCCGTCTTATCAGTAACGATCCCTCTAAGACCTAACTGATTGATAAGCCACACCTGAGTCAACTGGTGCTTTTTAAGTCGGCTACGAATGTTCTCACGTTCTGCCATGTCGTGTACCTCCTTTCGTTGATTTTGCTTATCAACTAAAGTTGACAAAATACTCTTCAAAGGTTATAATATGGGTGTCGAACCAATATAACCATTGAAAACCGTCAGGGGCAAAATTAAAACCCCGGAGGGCTTGTTTTCTTTACCCTATTTTGTAAACAACTCTTGTTGACAAGACCTATAATAATCCCTATTTAGGAATTTGTCAAGCGGTTTTAGGAAGAATTTTTAAATTTTATTCCCTAGTTAGGAGGATTTAGGAATGAATAATGATTTATTACTAAAACGCATTGATGAATTATGCACCGAAAAAGGAGTAAAGAAAACGACTGCTTTCACTGAAAGTCACGTTGGTAAGAACTTCGCCAGTAACCTGAAAACCTCTAATCCTAGCCAGAAGAACCTTGCTTTATTGGCTCAGTATTTTGATTGTACCGTGGATTACCTCTTAGGTAATTCCGATGACCGGGAAACTGTAACAATCCCTATTCAGGAATCTATTCAGCTTTCTGAGGAAGAACGTATTTTGATTTCCGCATTTAGGAGTGCTTCTATAGAAGGACGCATGAGAATTATCCAAGTCTGTATGAACGAAAAGGATTCAAAAGGGGAAACTATCATTGCAGGATAATAAGCATTGAGGAATGGAGGAAGAACCATGTACGAAGAGATTAAGACTGCTTGTCTATATCTACGATATTCAAGTAGCAACCAAACTGAACAATCCATAGAAGGTCAGATGCACGTCTGCCAAGACTTCTGCAAGAGACACAATATCAGAATCGTAGAGATGTATATTGACCGTGCTACATCTGCCAGTAAGGACATAGAGAAACGAGTAGAGTTCTTGAAAATGATTAAGGATTCAGAGAAGGGAAACTTCAATGCAGTCATCGTTTACAAACTTGACCGCTTTGCCCGATCCCGTTATGACTCAGCCACCTACAAATACCGCTTGAAACGAAACGGTGTACAACTTATTTCTGCCACTGAGAACATCACCCAAGACCCGGAAGGAATCATCCTTGAATCTGTCCTTGAAGGTATGGCTGAGTTCTACAGTGCGGAACTCTCACAGAAGATCAACCGGGGCATGAGGGAGTCTGCCATGAAACACAACTCCATCGGTGGGGCTATTCCTCTGGGGTACAAGACTGTAGATAAGAAACTGGTAATTGATGAAACCACTGCTCCTATCGTCCGGGAAGCATTTCAGATGTATGCAGACGGTGAGTCTGTAGCCGAGATATGTAGAACGTTCAACAACCGTGGCTACAAGACTTCCAAGGGAACACGTTTCGGCAAGAGCAGCTTCACTAAGATTTTCCGTAATGAGAAATACATCGGAGTCTATAAGTACCATGACTACCGGGCAGAAGATGTTATCCCACCAATCATTGATAAAGACCTGTGGGACAGAGTGCAGGTGAGAGTCGGTAAGATAAAGAAAGCCCCCGCCAGAAACAAGGCAAGGCATACTTACCTTCTGACAGGAAAACTGTTCTGCGGACACTGTGGCAGTGCCATGAACGCTGACGGCAACTCACAGGGCTATTTGTATTATCGGTGTTACGGCAAAAAGAATCTGGATAAACAATGTAATAAGCGGAACATGGAAAAGAACCTGATTGAAAGACTGGTGGCACAGGACGCAATGTCATTCCTAACCGATGAATATATTGAGAAAATTGCTACTATTGCCTGTGATCGAAACAAGCAGGAAATTGAGAGTGATTCACCCATCCCTGTGATCCGTGACAGAATCAGGCAGGTTGACGTGTCTCTGAACAATCTGCTGAAAGCTATTGAAACCGGGTCTGCCCCGGATATGCTTGTAAAACGTATGGGAGAACTTGAAACTGAGAAGAAGGACATGGAAGTGCAGCTTAAAAAGGAAATGGCACACCAAGTCTATATTGATAAAGAGCAGGTAATCTTCTGGTTAGAGAAGTTCCGTGAAGGGGATATCAATGACGAAGAGTTCTGCCAGACCGTAATTGATCTGTTCGTAAATTCTGTGACAGTATGGGATGAACCGGACGATAAATTCAAGATCACCATTGCTTATAATCTCACCTCTATACCGCAAAAAACCTACCGCCTGTCGAAAGACGGTAGGTTATCGGATTACGCTTCCAATACTCCATTATAGGCTTCAAGCACTTTACTTGCAGATACCTTACTCTTCACTTCATTTCTTCTTACACTGGTAAATTTAACCGGTTTCTTCACATAAATCTTATCTATACACCATTTCATGCCCGGATGCCAGTAAATTGCTTCCAAAATTCCTCTGGCAGCCGACGGTGTTATTACATCATAAGAACACCGTTCTACTTTCATCTCTGGTCTTGAAAATAATGCATAATCCCCCCACACTCTGACCTTTACTCCCATTCCCATAGGCACTTTCCCTCTTTTCTCATATTATTTCACCAGCTTTATAACATGCTGCTATATAATCTCGTGATTGATAATAAAAATCTGTATTATAGTCCGAAATATGTGCATCAATCCAGGAATGATAAATTTCCCATATTCCCTTTTCAAGTTCTGTATCATCGTATATGTCTTCTATTAATCTCTCATATACTTCTCCAATATCCCAGTAATCCGGAATTGCATACCTGCATATTGATACATTGTCAAATTCGCCCTCCGGAATATCACATTGCTCTGTAAATTCTGCCGCAACTTTTTCTATTGGCTCACAGTGAAAGACATCCGCATAGTTATATATTCGCTTTATATTTTCCATTCCAAGATAATCCGTAACTTTCCACCGACGTTGTTTTTGAGTTCGTCCTATGTACTCGATCAAACTACAGGTAAAAAACAAAGCATTATTATTTTTTCTCGCCATAAACAACCTCACTTCCTACAAATTTCAATGTATCCAGTGCTGAAATTGTATGAAAACTGATTTGATGCGTTGGATACTTGAATTTTACCAATTCCCAGAAAGCAGCTCTTGAAATCTTTCCATCCAGATAATTTTGCAGATAATTGTAGATTGTATCATCTGCCATTGGTCCTTCCACAATATCATACTGATGTGCCTGTCCCTTTCGACAGGAAATAATAAAATCCAGCCATTCTTCCGTCATTTTATCGAATTTAAGAATATTTAATCTCTGATTTTCTGTATACTCATACTTGTTAATATATCCTTTTTTACCATATCTTATAGCCCATCGTTCTGCCTGCTTTTCAATATTTGTACAATAAAAACCAAAATAAAAATCTTTGTTAAATCTGGCTTTTCTGATTTCCGGATATTCCACTACCTCTTTGCTCCCATGATATAGAATCATATGCAGCTCCTTTTTTCTGTAAATTCTTTTTATTTTTAATAATTTTCTTTTATTTTTTCTCGTCATCTTAAATATACTACACTCATCCAAAATATACAATACTTGCCCCTAAATTATTTACATTTAAATTTATTGAATTCTTTTTATTTATATATTATATTTATAGTATGTCAGAAAACATTTTAATGCCTATGAAGGCAGGCGACTTGCTTGATTCGATTAAAATGGTTCCTGTGGATTGAAATAATAATTTTAAATGTAACCGTGTAGAATTAGAACAGGGAGATTAAGGTTTTTCCACCTTAATCTCCCTGCTCTAATCTACATATTTTCACAACCAAACTGCCATGCCACAGTCAACCTCAAGATTCAGTCCTGTCTCCTCTGAATATTGTTCTAAATCTGTCAGTTCATAGAAATCCTTTATATCTTCCGAAACCAGCTTCAGCATCCCCGCATCATTATATTTCTCAAATTCCTGTTTATACAAATTCACACAATATTGTACAGCCCGTCTCATTCCGGATTTTGTAAAACCTTTATTTTTCAGATCCTGTATCACTTCCTGAGCATCTTCTTCCTGATTTACAAAAACGGTTACCGTGTTTTCATCTATCAGTTTAAACTCTCTTTCCACTGTAGCAAAATGATGCCATCCCCCATTAAACTCTTCGCAGATTTTCTTTTTATCCAAACTTTCACCTCGCATATGATAAAGCATTTCAAAGTATCTTGTTACAGTCTGCATATCTTCAATTTTACATTCATTCGCAAGCAGCGCTTTCGAAACATCCATCTGCTGTCTCTGCCCTGGAACTTTTTCAGCATCATCAAACTGAAAAATCACCACTTTGCTTTCTTCTATCGTCCGTTTTCCCTCACGATTACACCTTCCTGCCGCCTGAATGATAGAATCTATTCCTGAAAGCTGTCTGTATACTGTATAAAAATCAAGATCTACTCCTGCCTCTACCAGACTTGTTGAAATTACAATGCACTTTTTCCCTTCTCTCAATCGTTCTTTTATCTGCTTTAACATACGCTTTCTATGTTTTGGATACATGCTCGTAGATAAATGATAAACGCCATCTTCTCTCATAGCATTATAAATTTTTTGAGCTTTCTTTTTTGTATTCACAATGCATAATGCCTGTGTTTCTCTTAACAGACATTCTTCCACGTCTTCTTCTGACAATTTTCCATCGTTTTCAAAGTGAACTCTTTTAAAAAACTCAAACTGTTCCTCTGTCCTTGGACAAAGCTCAGTAATCTGCTTTATATTGCAAAAAAAAGCATCCAATGCCGGTTGTGTAGCTGTACATAATACTGCACTCACCTTATAATTTATCACCAGTTCTTCAATTGCTGTCAGACAGGGTTTCAAATAGTCATTTGGCAACATCTGTGCTTCATCAAATATGATCACACTATTTGCCATATTATGTAATTTTCTGCATTTTGAAGATTTATTTGAAAACAAGGATTCAAAAAATTGTACATTCGTTGTAACTACTACTGGTTTATCCCAGTTTTCAGAAGCAAGCTGCATAGGTTTCAGTTCTTCTGCTTCCTCATAATCTATGTTGCAATGATTTTCCAGAACATTTTCATCTCCTAATATCCTTCGAAAAACTGCTGCATTTTGTTCGATAATACTGGTATAAGGTATCACATAAATAATACGTTTCATGTGATGCTTAACTGCATGCCTTAATGCAAATGCAAGCGATGCAACCGTTTTACCTCCACCAGTCGGAACCGTCAGCCGAAAAAGGCCTTTTTCTCTCTCTCCGTTTTCCAGGCAAGCTTTTAAAATCTCTGTTCTTCTGCCATTTACACTTTCTGTTTCTGTATTTTTCAGCCACTCTGTTATATATTTTTCCAATTTATCCAGAAGCACCTGTATCTCTTGCCCCTGCTGTCGTCCCGATCTTTCTTCTGTCATAAATTCTTCTGTATCAAGAAAATCGGCATCGACAAGACAAGAATACATCATTCTCGTAAACATACTTAAAGAAAAATTTAAATCCTTCGTTTTCTCTACATTAACTGGTGATGTTTTTAACTCTGGAATCTTCACTTCTTTTTTGTATGCATAAAAATCTTCTATTTTCTTCTTTCTTCTTCCAAGTGTAGTAGATGAATTTCCTGTATCTGTGCTGACGCCATAATCGGATAAGCCAGCATGATGTCCCGCAATACACATCTCCAAAAACGGATACATCCCACCCAATTCCATGCAAACTCTTGCTCCTGCTGTTGCATGATCCACTTTTATTTCTTCTCCACGAATCCGACGTTGAAATTTATCGCTATATTTTCCGATATCATGCAGCATTCCACAGCAATATCCCCAATCTCCTTTTTCAAAAACTTCTGCAAAATCTTTTGCTTTTTCTGCCGTTCCCTGCAAATGCTCTAATATACTTTGTTCACGTTCACCATCACAATGTGCAATATAATTCATCTTCTTCTCTTCCATTTACAACACCGTACCCTCACTACAAGTTATATATTATACTGCTTTAGTTCATCTATATCAATGTATCCAAAGCGCCATCTCTTATGATAATCTCCCATTCTCCATCTCATACACCACATTCATAGTGGAGACTCTGTGGGATACCAGGACTACAGTGCGGCGGGTGGTGTCTTCTTTCAGGGACTTGAGGATGGTGGCTTCGTAGAGCTGACCTTTGTCTACGTATTTCAGGGAGGAGAGCCTTCCCCTCATATCTGCCCGTCAAACCGGGAATGAGCGTGCATCTCACGAATGGTCAGTTCCAGCCAGATCACCGTAAGCTGTGAGGTAGATGGCGGGGTGGTGATCAGATTCTCGGCTTCACACCTTTGGTGTCTCGCTTGGCGAGTTTGACTTTGTTAAGTACATATGGTTTGTCGTGGTAGGTAATGGCATACTCCTGCCTGCTTTCCAAAAGATACGCATGGTGGATCCGGTCTTCGCCGGTAAGCTTCATGCCGCGGACACCCATAGCGTTTTTCTTAGTGACGGAGATCTCGGTTTTCATGATACGGAGAAAGTAACCCTTTTCAGACTGGAACACAACCTGATCCATCTCGTCCGCTGCTCCTACGAATACAAGGCGGTCATCCTCTGCAAGCTTGGTGGAAACAATGGTACGCTTGGAAGCACGGAACTCTTCTCCTTTTACCAGCTTGCACATGCCATTCTCTGTAACAAAGAGCACTGTGGAGGCTGCCACCTGGCTCAGCGGTGCCACATAAAGGATCTGCTCGGAAGTACTATCATAATTACCCAGATTATCTGCCGGAACACCTTTATCACGGAAACGCACCAGCGGGATATCCTCTGCCTTCACGGTGTGGAGCTTGCCGGTATCTGTAAAGATACAGATCTTGTCCGTATTCATGCAGGTAAAGACATAGCGGCTCTCTGCATGAGCGGCATCCTTATTACGCTCGTAGGCATTCTTGTCAATGAGACGCATATATCCGAAACGATCCATCAGGAAGCAGACTTCGGTCTCTTCCATCTTCTTCTCCTCATAAACAGCTTCCTCGGCGTTTTCAATGGAAGTCTTACGCTTACTGCCGTATTCCTTCTTGATCTGATCCAGTTCACCCATGATCACTGCTGCCATGGAGTCATAATTATTCAGGATATCCTCATAAGCAGCAATGTTCTTCATGGTTTCCTCATGCTCCTTCATCAGAGCATCGATCTCCAGACCGATCAGCTTGTAAAGACGCATGTCCAGAATAGCTGCGGCCTGTTTTTCTGTGAATTTCAGGGTTTTTGCCGCTTTTTCGGAGGTCTTGGTCTTGAATTTAATCCCTTCTGTGATACCATCGGTCAGGCATTTCTTTACCTGGTCACGGCTCTTGCTGCCACGGAGGATCTCGATGATCAGATCAATGACATCGCAGGCTTTGATAAGGCCTTCCTGGATCTCCCGTTTCTCCTGTTCCTTGGCAAGAAGGGTTGTATATTTTCTGGAATTTACTTCAAATACAAAGTCCACATGGTGAGCAATGATCTGCTTCAGTCCCAGTGTTTCCGGTCTTCCGTCTGCAACTGCCAGCATGTTGACACCGAAGGTATCCTCCAGTCGGGTCTTCTTATAGAGCATGTTGGTAAGGTTCTCCACGTCTGCATCGCGCTTCAGTTCCAGAACGATACGGATCCCCTCTTTGGAGGACTGGTTGGAAATATCCACGATATCTGTGGTCTTCTTGGTCTCTACCAGGGTTGCGATATCATTAAGGAATTTTCCGATGTTTGCACCGATCATGGTGTAAGGAATCTCTGTGATCACCAGCTGCTGGCGACCGCCCTTCAGCTTCTCTATTTCCACCCGTCCACGGATACGGAGCTTACCTGTTCCAGATTCATAGATCTTTACAAGGTCGTCCTTATTTACTACGATACCACCTGTCGGAAAATCCGGGCCCTTGAGATAACGCATCAGCCCACGGGTGCTGATATCATTATTCTTCATGTATGCCTTCACAGCATCCACCACTTCGCCCAGGTTATGCGGCGGGATACTGGTAGCCATACCAACGGCGATTCCGTCTGCTCCGTTTACAAGGAGATTTGGGATACGCACCGGAAGTACTACCGGCTCCTTCTCTGTTTCATCAAAGTTCGGCATGAAGTCCACAACGTTCTTATCAAGGTCTTCCAGAAAAACCTCCTGGGTCAGCTTCTCCAGGCGGGCCTCTGTGTATCGCATGGCTGCGGCTCCGTCGCCTTCAATGGAACCAAAGTTTCCATGTCCGTCCACCAGTGTACGACCCTTTTTAAATTCCTGCGCCATGACTACAAGCGCATCATAAATGGAGCTGTCACCGTGGGGATGATATTTACCCATAGTATCTCCTACGATACGGGCACATTTACGGTACGGGCGGTCGTAACGGATGCCAAGCTCATACATATCGTAAAGGGTACGGCGCTGTACCGGCTTCAGTCCGTCACGTACATCCGGCAGTGCTCTGGAAATGATAACGCTCATGGCGTAATCGATATATGATTTCTGCATGATCTCCGCATAATCGGTGCGGATGATATTGTCCTGTTTCGTATTCATAGTTTATTCTCCCAATCAAATATCCAGCTCTGCATCTGTTGCATGCTCATAGATAAAGGCCTTACGTGGCGGAACATCGCTTCCCATCAGGATCTCTGTCACATCGGAGGCCATGCGGGCATCTTCGATCTCCACACGCTTCATCATTCTTGTCTCAGGGTTCAGGGTAGTCTCCCAGAGCTGCTGGGCGTCCATCTCACCGAGACCTTTGTATCTCTGGAGCGTGAAGCTTCCCGGTTTATGGCTCTTACGGTATTTCTCAAGAGCCTTGTCATCGTAGAGATATTCCTCCTGCCCCTTCTTCGGCATTACCTTATAAAGAGGTGGCATGGCAATATACACATGTCCCTCATAGATAAGCTCCGGCATAAAACGGTAAAACAAGGTCAGAAGCAGAGTAGAGATATGAGCACCATCCACATCCGCATCGGCCATGATCACGATCTTGTCATAACGAAGCTTCGTGATATCAAAATCATTTCCGTAGCCTTCGGAAAAGCCGCAGCCAAAGGCATTGATCATAGTCTTGATCTCTGCGTTGGCCAGCACCTTGTCGATGGTAGCCTTCTCTACGTTGAGGATCTTACCGCGGATTGGAAGGATCGCCTGATAGTTACGATCTCTGGCTGTCTTGGCCGAACCGCCGGCGGAATCTCCCTCTACGATAAAGATCTCACACAGTGACGGATCCTTTTTCTCACAGTTGGCCAGCTTGCCGTTGGAATCAAAAGAGTATTTCTGTTTGGTGAGAAGGTTTGTCTTGGCACGCTCCTCGGTCTTACGGATCTTGGCCGCCTTTTCCGCACAGGAAAGGACGATCTTCAGTGTTTCCAGATTTCGGTCAAAAAACAGTACCAGCTGTTCTCCTGCTACCTTGCCGGTGGCTCTGGATGCGTCCTGGTTATCCAGCTTGGTCTTGGTCTGTCCCTCAAAGCGGGGTGCCGGATGTTTGATGGAGACTACAGCAGTCATTCCGTTTCGGATATCTGCACCTGTAAAATTGGGGTCTTTATCCTTCAGTACACCGATCTCACGTGCGTAGGTGTTCATTACCGTTGTGAATGTAGTCTTAAATCCGGTCAGATGAGTTCCTCCCTCTGCATTGTAGATATTATTGCAGAATCCGAGAACGTTCTCACGGAACTCATTGGTAAACTGAAAAGCAACCTCCACCTGGATCCCGTCTGCCTCTCCTTTAAAATAAACCGGATCATGGAGAGGCTGTGCATTCTTGTTAAGGTCACGGATAAAGCCTACGATTCCCTCCGGCTCATGATACTCGATATCCTCAGGAGTGTCCCCTCTTCGATCCTCAAAATGGATGGTAAGCTCCGGATTCAGATAGGCAGTCTCATGAAGACGGCTCTTTACATCCGCTGCTCCAAATCTTGTTTTCTCAAAAATCTCCGGATCCGGAAGGAAATTCACACAGGTTCCGGTACCTCTGGTCTTCCCTAATTTGGGGAGAAGTCCTGCTTCCAGTTCAATGGTAGGGATTCCTCTCTCATAGTGGTCATGATGTATATAGCCATCACGGCTGATCTTAATATCCAGATACGTAGATAATGCGTTCACTACGGAAGAACCTACACCATGAAGTCCGCCGCTTGTCTTATATGCGGAATTGTCAAACTTACCGCCTGCATGAAGGGTTGTAAAAACAAGACGCTCCGCAGATATTCCCTTGGCATGCATATCCACCGGGATCCCTCGTCCATTATCCTCTACTGTACAGGAACCGTCCTTCTCAAGAACTACATGGATACGGCTGCAGTACCCTGCAAGGTGCTCATCCACCGCATTGTCTACGATCTCATATATCAGATGGTTCAGTCCCTTTCTGGATACGCTTCCGATATACATACCGGGGCGCTTTCGCACGGCCTCGAGGCCCTCCAGGACAGAGATACTGCCCGCATCATAAGTGTCTTTTTTTGCCATTCCACTGATTCCTTTCTTTTTTATATTCGAACATTTGTTTGTATTATACTCAAAATATATGTACTTGTAAAGTCCACATGATCATCTTTTTTCTGCAATTTTTCCAAAAGATACGCGTGGCAGTTCAAGGAACCGATCTTCCGAAAAATCGCTTTCTTCAGCCGCCACAGCCTATCTATTCTATCAAAAGTATCTGTAAACTTCAAGCAATTTGTGTCTGTCTGAATACAACAGGCGGAAAACCCTGCTTTTTATGAAAGCATGTTTTCCGCCTGTTTCTGATCATTTCAGGAAATTTTTTCCAGAAGCTTCTCCTCGCACAGGGGCCTGGAAAAATAATATCCCTGTATCATATCCACACCCCATTTTTCCAGAAGCTTTACCTCCTTTTCGGTCTCAGCGCCTTCTGCGATCACCTTATATCCCATATGCTGCAGGATCATGACAATGCTGCGATAAAAGGTAGCCGTCTGAGGATCGCTGCTGACCCCGGACAAAAGAGAACGGTCCATTTTTACTGCTGAAAACGGAATGCGAAGAACTGCGTTCAGATTTGCATAACCGGAACCGAAATCATCCAGGCACATGTGGATCCCCACTTCTGCAAAATCATCAATGGCTGTGCAGAAGCTTTCGCTGTATTCGGTTGCCACGTTTTCCGTGATCTCAAACTGAAAATATCCCGGATCCAATCCATACCCCTGTATGATCCCGATAAGCACATGGCTGTATCCGGGTTTCATCAATTCAGAAGGAGAAAGATTGAATTTCACATTCCGGATCTTCTTCATGATATATTCATGTTCTTTTATAAAACGGCAGACCTTGTGAAGCTGAAGACATCCCACTGCCGAGATCATTCCCTGTTTTTCCGCGATCCCGATAAACACATCCGGCGGGATCATTCCCAGAGCAGGATGTTTCAGCCGGCTCAGTGCCTCCAGAGTAATAAAATCCTGGTTTTTTATAGAATATACCGGCTGATAATATACTTCAAACAGATCCTCTTTCACAGCCTTCTGAAGAAAATGCTCCACTTCCTGTTCATAGCGGAAGCCCTCCAGGATCTTGCTGTCCGACTGGATCAGGACCGTATCCTGACGGTTCTGTATCAGAGAGATCATATATTCAATATAAGAAAGAATACTATCCTCTTTTTCCAGTTTTTCCGCATTCATGATCCCGCAGATCGCAGCATGGAACGACACCTTTTCGTTTTCGATAAAAAACGGCTTTTTCAGAAATTCTTCTATGCCGTCTCTGGCTTTTTCATAATCTGTCAGCGAGTCCAGCACTGCCAGAAAGCAATTGCCTGTGATACGAAAGATCTGCACTGAATCCGTGATCTCCCGAAATCCCTTCGCCGCCCGGATCAGCAGCTGATCTCCCACTCTGGTACCGTAGATCCGGTTGATCTGCTTCATATTGCGGGCATCCACAGCAAGCAGATGAAAGCTTTCTTTTCGATAGAGCTTTTCTCCGATCCATTTGTCAAAATACTGTTTGTCAAATAAACCTGTCATACTGTCCGTATATTCACCTGGATTGTTCATAGTAAGATAGATCAGCCAAAGTCCTACAGAAAGTCCGAAGCCGGTAAGCAGTATTCTTTCCGCGGCAATCTGGAGAAACAGGCAGGCTGCTTCGATAAACCAAAATCTCCATATGGTGCGCCGTATTTCTTTTTCTGCTGTTTTTCCATAAAGTAACATAAATGCAACGATCACCAGCATAAAAAAGAATACATATCCATAGAGCAGAAAATGAAAACTTCCCCGGATAAATCTACCTTCCTGGTCAAAATAAAAAAGCCATCCCGTCCGTAAGTTTGCTGTAACTGCCAGCAGCATTGCAGTCGGCAGGACCACCCAGCCGGTTTTCAGCCATTTATACTTCTCCTTCTGTCTTCCGGTGATGATCCGAATGTAGCAGAAAATCCCGTAGGTAAGTATGACATCACAGAAATAATAGAGCGTCAGGACCAGCGCTGACATTCTGCAGCCTTCGCTGCTGCCGCCTCCCGCGATCACCGCACTCAGCATATCCAGCAGCACGTAAACGCCGCTGAAAGCCAGAAAACATACAAAATTCCTGTTTTCCGCATTGTTCAGTCTTTTATGAGAAAAATAATGTATCGCGATCATCGTCACCAGAACAAGAGATGTGATCTGAAAACAGTTAATATGCTCCATTTTTCAAATCCCCCTTCTTTTTGTTCTCATAAAGCTTCCTGTCTGTCTCATATTTCCATTCTCCCATGGATTTCAGAGAGCCATCCTTATTTCGCAGATGGCTACATCCCAGGGACAACGAAAAACGATGTCTGCATCCTCTCCCGATATTCCGGAGTTCTTCTTTCAGGCGTTCCGGCCAGAATTCGTCCGGTACTTCCGGATCATAGACCAGAACCGCAAATTCATCCCCGCCGATGCGGTAGCAGGTTCCTTTTTCCCGGAAAACGTTCTCCACACATCTGGCCGAGATCACCACCATCTCGTCTCCTGCAGCCCGTCCGTATTCTTCGTTGATCACGCGAAGCTGATCGATATCGATATACATAAGAAGGATATCCCGGTATCTGCCCATATCTGCGGAAATACTTTCCAGTTTTTTCTCAAAATTGGCTCTCGTCTCAAGTCCTGTCATCCCATCCTCTCTGGACAGTCGTTCGTAAGCCTGGGATTCCAGACGGTAACGGACATTGTCTGCCATCATCATGACTGCGTCTGCAATGACCAGCACAAGAAACACAAGATTTCCCAATTCAAAAATGGATCCATAGTAGGAAATCTCGAACAGCCAGTACAGGATCAGCGCTATGATACCGCTTGTTCCCACGATGATATATGCAATGAGAAGCAGATGTATCTCACGCTGTTTATGCTTCCGGTACTCCTGGATCAGAAGTACCGCTGATATCAGGACCCACACAAACAGCAGGATATGTGTTACAAACAGCATATCCTTAAATTCAAAGGCTCCCAGGATCACCAGAACTCCCTGTAAAACAGCATTCAGATAAAATGTAAAGATTCCAAGATCCAGGAGCCTGTATTTTTTCATGTTTCCGATATTCTGCAAAAAACGCAGCATCGGAACTGCCAGCAGCATGAACATATAAAAAGAAATGAGACATAATACTTCGGGGCATCTGCTGTAGCTTTGTGCCAGTGATGAGTCCGTCACCAGCCAGATACTGCACATCATAAGGAACAGTGCCACATCCCGGAACCGTCTGTCCGGCATCTGCCTTATTCTCATATAGATGCAGATGCACAGGGCGATCATACTTAATACGATCATGATCGTTGCCGCCCCTAAAGGAATGGCTGCTTTTCTGATCTGATACCAGGCTATTGCACTTCCGGTTCCTATGCATACCGGCTCTATAACATATTTTCCTCTCTGAGGCGCAGAATAGCTGAACGTCAGGACTTTTCCCTCTGTGTCATTACCCAGAGCGGCGATGCACTGCACCTTGGAACGCATCTGCACATTTTTGGAAAACATGGCCTCCTTATATTCATACAGGATCTTTCCATTCAGGCGTATCACCAGATCGTACTGGGCTCCTGTAGAAACCACGGTCATTCCTCTGCTTTCCGCTCCCAGACTTTCATTGTACAGGATCAGCTTTTCACCTGTTTTTGCCGGAATTTCCGCAGGCAGGGTGATCTCCTGTTTTTTTCCGTCTTTTATGTAGTACCATCCTTTGTTAAGAAGCTGTACACTGTCCTGCTTCTGGATCAGCCCCCCTGTGTGGATCGCCGCAAAGATCGCGCCAAAAACCAGCAGCACCACAACAAAAAGAAAGGATTCTCCCTTCCATATCAAATTTTTCTTTTTTCTATAATCCATACTCTTCCTCTTTATTTTTTTTATTCCATTTCGTTTTGTATCTATCATATCATCAATAGATTTTTCCGTCAAAAAAATTGTCAAAAAACAGGGTGAAAATTTTTTTCAAAAAAAGAAAAAAAGTGCTTGCATTTTGTAAGAAAGTATTATATACTAACGAAGTCGGTTGCGAGAAACAGCAAAAATCAAGAGCAAACGACACAAATGAATATGGCCAGTTGGTCAAGGGGTTAAGACGCCGCCCTCTCACGGCGGAAACACGGGTTCGATTCCCGTACTGGCTA